CGCTATTAACCCGTTAAAGCAGAACCCCTCCCGCGAATGCAGGAGTGTTCTGCTGCTGAGCTAAGCTCAGCCTTGTAACTGCTAAGTGCTAATGCTCTTAGCAAGTCACTTTGGAAACAGCCTTGCTAGCGATGGCTCCAAAACCACCGCCCGCTAAAACCCCACCTACTTTTGCTGCGTATTCTGCTGCTTTGTAGGCAAGTGATCCTTGTTTAAGGAAACACATTTGAGGTACGGCCGACATGAACATGTCGATAGCGCTTTGATCCTGGTGATGAGACCTAATACCCCTACTCTGATATGTGGGGGCTAGGAAACACTCATATCTAGTAGTAACTTCGATGTTGAGTGTTGAGGCTGTGCCGGTGATACCATCCCACAACAATAAAATGCTGGGCCTATAGGCCAAGGGGGATCCCTTAATATCGAGACCTGTTGCTATATTAGAATCAGGCACGAATGGCACGAAATTGTCTTGAGCTCTAGGGCACCAAGCGATTTCAAAACCTTCCTCTATATCTGCCAGGACGCAATCATTTGTGTCCATGAGAAGATTGCCAGCCGTCCAATTTGCCGGATATGAGAAAACAGCACCAGTGCTTATGGGGGCACAAGCGACACGGAGTTTACCGTTGTCGGTAGTGGCCGCAGATGCTTTGGTTACTCTAACACAATAGGAAATTGGTCGGATGTACTTGTAAGAACCAGAATTAATAATGGTATCATACGTTGTATCATCCGTGGAACCTACACCATTGAAGGTGGCGGACCAAGTGGCCGCACTGACGGCAATTTTGGCGTCAGACGTCGGATTGATGACAATCATGCGATGAGTGGATTGTGATGCGACCACAGCTGTAGTCACACAATTAACAAACTCAACCTTGCCATTGAATTGATCAGGGAATGAAATCATCTCTGATCTACAAGGATCTAAAAGTTGAGAGGCTAAAGAGCCAGCCATATGAGACTGAAACTTAAAGCCGGTGTTAGGGTTCGCAATACGAGATTGGAGTACTCTACCAGTCTGTAGATTATTTCCACCAAGTGCCCTAGCGACTGCCTTATTGACATCAAGTTGTGTCTGAAAGGACACGCGCTTTTGCGCTTGCTTAGGTTGTTTGCTCTTGGCGCGCTTACTTCTAGCACGTCCTCGGTTACCATTATTACGATTTCGCCCACTCATTGCTTTATATATTTTATCCCAGAGTCAGCTGGACTGCCCTGCGAATGCGGGGTCAGCCATCGGCTTGATGAACTCTTCCTTGTCGGGAAGTGTTGGGACGTCGTCATAAGATTCATACAACCGCTTGAGATAATCATATACATGCGGTAATGTAGCTAGATTTCTCATGGCGTCGAGAATTATGGTTGGTCCATGTCTTGGTAATGACAAGAAGATCAATTTCCATAACTGTCTCTCATATGACACAAATTGATGGACGTGCAGATGCTCGCCACCTTTTGTCTCGTAAATGTATGGAACGCGAGAACAGAACTCGAGCTCACCGACAGACTCAACATCATGTCGTTTAATTGTAAGCCCTAACGCTCTTTTGAAAGCGTAATATTTGTCTCTGTGTTCTGGAGTTAAATGCGATGTGCAAGCATCGTCGCCCAGAGAGACTATACGCCTGCGCTCGTAGGGAATGCCTCCGCGAATGCAGTGCATTATATAATAACCCTGTTGAGCGCGACCATTGTCACTGAGAGTAGGGAAGTTCCCTGAAATAACTATCCAGGTCTGAGATGGTAATTCATATACCACTCCTTCCGAATCTACTAAGAAGTATCTTCCCTCTATAAGAGCGCCATAAAATGACGTCATTACTGCGCCTGTCAAAGGATCAGACTTGGGATGTATGGTTAGAAGTCTAACTCGTTTATTAAATTCATAATGTTCGAGCGGGGCCGTCCAATCGTACGTCGTTGCGTCTTCATGGGATTTGACTCCTTCCTTCAAAGAATACAATACTTTGGGTAGATCTGAGTTCACGTCGGTCATACCGACTTTAACTCCTACTTCGTGAAAATTGTCTTTCTCATATGCGTCCAAGGGACCACATAATAGCCTGCCGACTACTTGATCGACAAGATTTAAGGAACTGATTAAACGGTACCTACCTTCCGCTATTTTGGTCATCTTATGTCCTTCGCGCTTAATCATAAGCCTGATTATGCCTAAATGGGAATTTACTCCCATGGCTAATTCAGCAAGGCGAAGTTCGACGAGTTGGATGATATCCTCTACTTTACCTGGCTCTAGTAACAAAGCCATGTTGGTATCGTAGCTGGTCCAAGGAAAACCAGGCGATGAACTCATGTTCACCGCAAGAATA